TCGAGTGGAAGATGCAAAACGACCAGGTCATGGTGATTGTCAGGACGGTCAATGAGGCAGTAGCTATGCAGCGTGAAAGACAGGAACTGGACAACAAGTTCATCTGGGCAATGGAAGAGTTGGAGGTAATCTTCAATGATCCGATGGTTCAGCAGATCATCAAGGTCAAGGCGTTTGATCCAACAGCCAAGGTGGTTAACTTCAAAGCAAACGATAAATTCGGTGGACAATCAGGCTTTGATGACTTAGAAAACGATCTTCATGCATTTGAAGGTGGTCAACCAGAGATGAAATTCGACAGTAAACAAGCGGAGAAGTACAAACATGGAACAAATTAAGCGATTAGCTGACTTGATCAAGAAATGGGTACTGGATGTCGTCCAGCGCGTTAAAACAGCTCTAGGGCAGGTTTAAGCATGGCAGGAAGACCGAAATTCAAGCAAGACATGGCGCTGCTTGAAGATTTGCCAGATGACATGATCGTCTCGATGTTCGAGGCAGGCAAGTCGCAGACGCAGATTAGCTACGAACTTGGCATCGGGCGCAGGGCGCTTGAGCAATGGATCGAAGATACTGATCCCACTATAATTGCGCGTGCGCGCGCGAAAGCCGCCGATAAACTCGCGGTGGAGACTTTGGACATCGCTGACAGCATGGCCGACAGCAACCCGCAGCGCGATGTCCAACGCATCCGAACCAGGCAGTGGCTGGCTGAACGGTGGGATCAGAAGACTTATGGCTTACAAAAAGCCGCCTCGGTTAACATCAACATACAGGATCTACGCATGGCGGCACTGCGCCATGTCGAGGTTGTCGATGACTTATCCACAGATAATCGCAATGGTTAAGCACATTGGCCTGTGCATAACTGCAAAATGCCTGCAAAACAAGCAGAAACAGGCAAGTTATCCACAATTGACTTAACATAATGGACATCGTGTTAAATGGATTATGTAAGCGTTCTGTAAGAAAGCATATAGATCAATGACTTACCGATATAGTGCCATGTGGATAACTTTTACGCTGTCAAGTGGCGCTGCCGACCGCCTGCTGGCTGGCGCGGCTCGATGCCCCCCCCCTTGCGCGTTTGCGGCGGGGGCGACTGATGATGCAACCGAACACCTACCGAATCCCATAACCACATGACCCTACCCCCTACCCCCACCGCCGCAAAGAAGCGCGTCCCGAAAAAAAATTCTGATGAGTTGCTGACGAATAACCCATTTATCGAATTCGTCAAACTCTACAAGAATAATCCTGTGCTGTTTGTGCGGGAGGTGCTGAACACTGAGCCTGATGAGTGGCAGGTGGAATTCTTGAATCACATCGCGTCAGGCAACCGCCGCATATCGGTGCGAAGTGGTCACGGTGTGGGAAAGAGTACGGCGGCGAGCTGGGCGATGATTTGGTACTTGTTGTTGAGGTTTCCGGTGAAGGTGGTGGTCACCGCACCGACAAGCTCACAGCTATATGACGCATTGTTTGCGGAGGTTAAGCGTTGGGTGAAGGTGCTGCCGCCGATGCTGGCTGACCAGTTGGAGGTGAAGCAGGACCGGATTGAGGTGAAGGATGCTAACGAGGAGGCGTTTATCTCGGCGCGTACATCCAGAGCCGAGCAGCCCGAGGCGTTGCAAGGGGTACACAGCGATCATGTGATGCTGGTGGGGGATGAGGCCAGCGGTATACCTGAGAAGGTGTTTGAGGCGGCATCTGGCTCGATGTCCGGCCACAACGCCGTGACGCTGCTGCTGGGCAATCCTGTGCGTTCCAGCGGTTTCTTTTACGACACTCATAACCGATTGGCGGGAGATTGGGTGACTATGAAGGTGTCCTGCGCCGACTCGCCGCGAGTGAGTGAGGCGTACATTGAGGAGATGAAGTCGCGGTACGGTGAGGAGAGTAACGCTTACCGGATTCGCGTGCTGGGTGAGTTTCCGAAGTCGGACGAGGATACGGTGATACCGATGGAGTTGCTGGACTTGGCGATGAATCGGGACGTAGTGGCATCGCCTTACGCGCCACTGGTGTGGGGGTTGGACGTTGCCAGATTTGGCTCGGATCGCTCGGCACTGTGCAAAAGGCGGGGTAACGCGGTGACTGAGCCGATTAAGACTTGGAAGAATCTGGACTTGATGCAGCTGACCGGCGCGGTGGTGGCCGAGTATGAAGCGTTATCGCCAGGCGATCGGCCAGAGGAGATACTGGTTGACAGCATTGGCTTGGGCGCTGGCGTGGTAGATCGTCTCAGAGAGTTGAAGCTACCGGCTCGCGGCATCAATGTCGCGGAGTCACCGGCCATGGGCGGTACTTACAGGAATCTGAAGGCCGAGCTTTGGTACAAGGCCAAGGCGTGGCTGGAGCAGCGGGATTGTCGGCTGCCAAAGGATGAGTTACTGGTGGCCGAGTTGGCGACTGTGCGTTATATGTTTACGAGTAACGGCAAGATTCAGATTGAGAGCAAAGATGAGATCAAAAAGCGGGGTTTGGCGAGTCCCGACAAGGCTGATGCGTTTTGTTTGACATTTGCATCTGATGCGGTGATCGGCATGATGGGGAGTAAGGCTGGCAACAACTGGGCGCAACCGTTGAAAAGAAACCTCTCAAGGGTTGCATAATTGCGACTGTTGGTGAAACCGAACGCTGTCAGGTCAGTCGAAACAAGTAGCCAACACCAACACGCATGGGGATTGAGTCGCCTCACCTTGTACCGAAGTGTGCCGATCAAAGCAAGGGCAGTCTCCAGCCGTGTTGGTTCGCTAGGGCAATCTCTATTTGAGATGCAATCGCCGACTGTCTGGGTTGTCAGACCGACCAACAACTAATTTTCAAGGAGCATTCAGATGAAGATGACCAAGGCAGCAAAGAAGGTTGGCAAGGTGATGGGCGAGTACAAGGCTGGCACATTGCACTCTGGTAAAGGCGGCAAAGTAGTCAAGAGTCCCAAGCAGGCTATCGCCATTGCGCTGTCCGAAGCCAAGATGCCCATGCGCGGTGCTCGCACTGCCAAGAACATGAAGACCAAGGGGATGCGTTAATGGCTACCTTAAAACGCACCATGGATCAGGCCATGGATCAGGACGAGGGCTACGAGGGCGGCGGCGAGAGCTGCCCCATGGCAACGCAAGACATTACGCTGAACTTGAAGAATCGCGCCAAGGCTATTGATTCTGCGAACTACGGTCCGGAGAACCCTAAGCTGCCGAATAAGCAGTATTGGATGCAGATGGCGGCTGAGTGGGAGGTGTCCGAGGAGGATGCCAAGCAAAGCCTGTGCGGAAATTGCGCGGCTTTCAACCAAGATGATTCCATGCTGGAGTGCATTGCAAATGGCATTGGCGATGAGGGAGACCCATGGGCGGTGATTGATGCCGGTGACTTGGGGTATTGCGAGATATTCGACTTCAAGTGCGCGTCCAGCCGTACCTGCTCGGCTTGGGTGGTGGACGAAGAGGGTGAGAGCGAAGGCGAAGAGATGCCTGAGTCATTGCTGACAATCAAGATTGGAATGAAAAATGAAGACTAAGCCTGGCCTCTACGCCAACATCAACGCAAAGCAGGCTCGGATAGCCAAAGGCAGCGGCGAGAAGATGAATAAGGTTGGATCAAAGGCTGCGCCGTCTGCCGCTGACTTTAAGCTGGCGGCCAAGACCGCGAAGAAGCCGAAAAAGTGATCTCTCCGATATGCATTTCAACGGTACACGGCAAAGGTTTGCGGGTGATGCTCACAAGCATTGCCGAGTATTGTCCCGAAGTGCCTGTCTATTTGCGCGGTCCAGAGTCCATTATTGGCGGCTTTGACGCTGATCTAAAAGTGTTTGGTGCGCCGCACAATTTCGGTCAGGACTACAACGAGATCATTGACAAAGCCTTTGCCGATGGGTTTGAGTCAGTGATCTGCGCCAATGACGATATTGTGCTGACACCCACCAGTTACCGGCTGCTGATGGAGGATGTGGCGCAGTTGAAAGAGGAAACCGGTGAGCCTGTGGGCTGGGTTTCAGCGCGTTGTGATGCGGCCAGACCTGTGCAAAATGTGCGTTCTAACCCCTTTGACCAGAAGCTGCACTACTTCAAGTACCCATACGAGGACGCAATTGTGCCGCTGGAATGCCCATCCCCTATCTTTGCATGGATTGGTGCTGATGCGTGGGAGGCTGCAAAGTTTCCACCACTGAATTGGTACTCGGATGATGTGCATTGCGCTGACCTGATTGCGGCTGGCTTTCACCACTACCTGAGCCGGTCTTATGTGCATCACATTGGCAGCCAAACTGTGGGCATGAACGGTGACGCACTGACCAAGGCCGCGATACCGTGGCTATTAAAAAACAGACCGGAATATGCAAAACAGTGGTTTAACTCTTAATCTCGGTTCGGGCAAGGATCGCCGTGCCGATTGCGTGAATGCTGACATTCGTTCCGATGTTGGCGCTGATTGGGTTGTTGACATTGGCAAGCCAATGACAATTGACCGTCAGTTTTCCAAGATCATCGCCAATGATGTGTT